ACGTGGGTGATCGTAAGGGTGAGGAGGCGATTGCCTACAGTTGGGAGGTGGGTGAGAGAGCTGCCGAAGAGTGTTCAGCCCTCTTCAAGAAACCCAACAATCTTGAGTTGGAGAAGGTATATTGGCCATATTTCCTGTATTCCAAAAAGCGCTACGCCGCAAAGTTGTGGACAAAGGGTAAAGATGGTAACATGCATATGGACTATATTGATATCAAGGGTCTTCAAGTTGTGAGACGAGACAACACTCCCCACGTTCGGGAGGTGTGTAAGGAACTCTTAGATGTTATACTTACATCAAGTGACCCTGGCCCACCCAAAGAGTTGGCCAAAGAGAGAGCCATTGAACTTCTTTCTGGCGACGTCCCCAATGATAAGCTTATATTGAGCCAAGGTCTCTCGGATACCTACAAAGTTGGGGGTAAGACTGTGTCTGTGACGAGTTCGGAAAGTGTGAACATCAACCAGTCGCACGTACAGGTTGTCATGAAGATGCGCCAAAGAAAGCCTGGTTCTGAACCACAATCTGGCGATCGAGTTCCCTACATCCTCACAAAGACCCAAGATTCCAAAGCCAAGGCGTACGAAAAAGCCGAAGATCCAAAATATGTAGAGGAGCATGGTGTACCTGTTGATTATCACTATTATTTCCTCAACAAGTTTCTCAATCCAGTGTGTGATCTTTTGGATCCACTGTATGAGAATGTGAAAGAGGATATCTTTGGGGAAATCATTAACGCACACAAGCCAGTAAAGCCACCAAAGTTGCCATCCCTCAGTGGTATGAAGAAGGACGAACTCATCGCGGAGTGTCAGCGTCTTGGTCTCGAGGACACTGGAACTCTTCCCATCTTACGGGCGCGTCTTAAGGAAGCGAGAGAAGGTTCTGTTGAAGACCTATTTAAAAATTACGAGCTTACACAAAGTAAGGATGAGTCTCCATGAGAAGATTACACAGATCGTTGATGAGGAATTGGAGGAGAGAGTGAACGCAATTCTCAATGAGTATGCCCTAACAATCTCAAAAAAGCATGCGATCCCCTTAGAACTTTTACTCAAAGATATCCCAACATCTTTTGTGAGTACAACGTGTAAGGGAACAAAGTCGGATGGTAATCGGTGTACTTTTAGATCGATGTACAATGGCTACTGTCGGCATCACAAATCCCAAGGCGAACGTATATGTCAGAGAACCTTTTCAAGTTCAAGTCTACATACCCACGGGCCGGAGCAGATGTTTGTCCGAGGGTGTCCAGGGTGTGAGTCATCAAAGGAGCTTATAGATTTGGGGGACTAATATAGTAATGAGCAAAAACGATATTCTACTAACATCCATAAACAACTTTTACGACAATGAGAAGAATAAATCTACACTACTCACTATATTAGACAAATCGAGTGGTATTTCTCTCCGCAATTTGGAGTGGTTTATCACAAACTACGCAAAGAAGAATCATACGTCCTATGAGACTGGTGATGGGAAACTATTCACGGTGCACTGTGCGTACAAGTCAAGTCTCAACGGTTACAGTAAGCAACTCTTTGATCCATTTTGTCGGGCTCAGAAGTTTCCCTATACAGTACCCGGGACATCTCACGAAATTCAAACAACCTTGGCACAATTGAATTTCATCAAATGGTGTATAAAAAATAACATTATTGACTACATCACGAACAATAAGGATAAACTTTTTAATAAGCAATTGACATGAACCCTCGGTCAAATACAAATGTTTGATACCCCGTATAGTACATGTTTAGAGAGAATGTCTCGGTTGTGACATCTATACCAGAATCCGTATCCAATTTTACTTCAATATTAGTCTTGTCAGATTGAATTTGACTAAAATCCAAGTTCCCCGATGGTTCCACATTCACCGGATTCAACGAGAAACTATATGTATATATATTGCGAATTGGTCTCGATAACCTTTTTTGATATGGAATTAAAAATTTGAAATATTCGTGATTCGTTCTGGTAACCTCTGGTAGCCTATTCCCATTTATATAGAAGCTCGCCTCCTTCATTATAGGATACAACGTTGTACTTTCACCTTGAAAATCCAAAGTTGCCGAAAAATTGAATCTATTTTCATAAAGATACTCACCACCCGAACCACCACCTTCCGCATCGTCTTCATTCTCAAAGAGAGTGTTTCTCAAAAACCAATGAATACATTTCACAGGTATATTAGGTATCAAGTTATTTCTAATAACATCTTCATTGAGTTCACTCGCAGCGACTGAGTGCTTCCTGACGAGATCTGTAATCATAACCTGTCTCTCACTCGCCAAGAACTTTCTTTCATCTGGGTTCACTGTGATCTCTTCAGTCACAACGTTGAAGGATGAAAGTGTCACTGTATCCGTTGTATTCGTAAAGAATGTCTGTTTGTGGAACTCAAACTCAAACTCAATCTTCTGGCGAAAGATTGAACACACGGGGAAGTATGGTCTATTTGGTTTATTTGTACCGTACTCATCACTCGCAAATTTGCGTGAAAAGAAGAAGTGAATTGGAATGACAAGATCCGCATCATATTGGGCAACACTCCCACTTGTGGGGGCATCATCAAAACCAAGGTTTCTATTTACAAGAAATCTATTTGCTACCTTTTCAGACACTTCTAAATAAAGATCATCATAGATAATTCCCCAATCATCGTGGATTTTCTCAACTTCAATGTCATCTACATACATTGTGACACTCTTGAGGATGTGTCTACCCAATTGATCCGCGTAGTTTCCGTCACTTATACCTGGCATAGTTATGCTCAAGTACATATTACTCAACAAGTCTCCCATATTTCTTGGGTTGAATTGAACTTTAATTGTCTCACTGAATGGCCACGACGGTTTTGCGTTACCAGGTTTCACAACATTCTTACTTCTGTGATACTTCCTAAAGTCTGAGTGTCTCTTATCGGTGGTATAATTAAAGAAGGATTCTTCTGGATCTTTGGAAAGCAAGTAGGTGTCTTGCTTCCCAATAGCTTTGAGCGATATTTTCGCAGCTTCACCCATACCTACTATTGCTTACATATTTTTAATATCCATTTTCCACATATCAATGTGTGATGTACCCTTCATAACTTCAAGTTCTTCTCTGGCCTGTTTCGCTTCCTTGAGAAGATCTCTGACACTCTCCTCGGTATATTGAACCGTCTTGATATTGAGAAGGTAGTCGTAGGTACCACCAATTTTGGGAAAAATTGCGGCAAGTTGTCGTTCAAGGTCGTCCTTCTTCCGTTTGAAAACCACAATATCACCCTCAATGACCATCGTCACAAACTTTGATTTGTAGCCACACATAGTAGCGCGCATCTCAAGAACTTTGATGAGGTGCGCCTTTCTCTTCACATAGTGGTCAAGTCTCAGATCCACAAAGTCTTTCAAGATTTCCTCGGGACTTGAGTACTTGTAGATACCCTTTGTGGGGTGGAAGAGATGCATGTTTGACACGTGGAATGTCTTACGCAATTTGAGATCTTTGAGAAGATCCTTCCCAGTGTATCCCATAATTTCGAAATGAACATCCTCCGTAGTACTGTTATTTGTGAAACCCCCGATCAACTTCTTTTCAACGAGTCCATCCAAGTATTCCTTATAATCTTGCGTCCATCGTCCTGGTGGTAATTCAGTGATGACAATATTTGTACCCGACCACTTCCACACACCTTCCATCATCCAAGTGTCTTCCTCCTTGTGTACCACCCCCTTGAAACCTCGGAACCAAGGTCGCATAGGTACGATAGCCTTGCCATCAAGAACTCTTTGGATATTCTCCTTGATATCCTTGGGGTTGAAGGGTGGTACATAGCAACTGAAACCAGTCCCGATACCCTCCGTACCATTCACGAGGACGAGGGGAAGTGTTGGCATATAGAAGTCTGGTTCAATTTGGTGACCATCATCCTCCAAGTAATTGAGGATTGGGTCGTCACGGGGATCAAAAATCTTACGGGTCTCCTTGGATAACTTGGTGAAGATGTAACGCGTTTGAGACGCATCCTTTCCACCCATAAGACGAGTACCAAACTGACCACACGGTTGAAGTAAGTTGATGTTGTTTGATCCCATATAGTCATTTGCCAGCTTCACAATAGTATCTGCGAGAGAGACCTCACCGTGATGGTAGGACGACTTATCCGCAACATATGCCGCCAACTGTGCCACCTTCATTTCATCTTTGAGGTTCTTGTGAAAGCACGCAAACATCACCTTACGTTGTGAGGGCTTGAGACCATCTGCCATATGCGCGATGGAACGCTTCAAGTCTGCCAAGCTGAAATTGACCAAGTCCTTGTGTATAAAATTGGTGATGTCCAACTTTTTGATTGACCCATAGGAAACCTCAAGTTCCGAGGCATCCTTTGCTGTACTCTCGAGGAGCCACGTCTTTCGGTCATCTGCCTTCTTCTTATCAAATGCGAGAACAATAGATTTATCTGTCATAATATCCATATCAAACTTGACTGTGAGATCTTGGATCTTCTTGAAGTACTCCCGAGCCTCGGCAGACGTTGAAGTACCGAGACCCTTGTAGTACTTAATTCTCCACCCCGCTTGTCCAGTGCCGTACCAGGTGCGGAATGCCGAGTCTGTATAGAAAGACTTTACCGTGGCACCCTTGGTAGCTTTGATGATTGGTGTGACCATAGAGACAACAAAGCCCAACTTGAGTAAACTTGGCCAGAAATAGTGAATCATATTGAGAATGAGACCCTTGATGTGCGACCCATCGTTATCTGCGTCGGTCATAATCATCAGACGTCCGTAGCGAAGTTCAGATACACTGGTGTATTCCTTACCCTGTTGGAGACCCAAAATCTTCTTGAGATCATTGAACTCTTGGTTTGTAGTAAGTTGAGCCACCGAAGCGTCCCGGACATTTTTACACTTCCCACGGAGGGGGAAGACACCGTAGTGATCACGACCAACAACAGAGAGACCCGCAACTGCGAGAGTCTTCGCAGAATCCCCCTCTGTCACAATGAGAGTACAATTCCCAGATTGTGCTGTCCCAGCCTTGTTCGCGTCGTCCAACTTGGGAATACCAGTAATCTTGGACTTACGGGTTCCATCAGACTTGGAGAGTTCCTTCATCTCCTTGAACTTGGAGAGTGCCAAGAGTTCATCTTGAATACCAGTCTTGAGGGCATTCTTAATGAATGTCTTCGGTGGTTCAAACTTACTTCCAAAGTCTTGAGCCTTTGAGGTACACTCGGACTTGACTTGACTCGAGAAGGTTGGGTTCTCAAGGGTTGCCTTTACAAAGATATTGAATGTATTCTTGACCTGTTGCGGCTTCAACTTAATCTTCTTTGCCATCTCCTCGATGACACCCGCAGCAACATAGGATGCCACGTGATCCACGTGAGTTCCACCCTTTGTTGTAGAGATACCGTTCACGAATGATACTTGTTCAAGGCCATTCTCGGAGGGACCAATACACACCGACCAGCGATCACTCGTGACTGAATATAACTCCGAAACACCTTCATGCATCTTGGCATAGGCCTCGAAGGGTGTTTTTGGTATGGCTTCACCTTGAAACTTCACTTTACAGTTGGGTGTCGTACAGATGTTTGCGTCCCAAACTCTCTTCTCAAAAATCTTATAGATTGAGGCATCCATCTTTGTCATACCAAATCTCTTCCAATCTGGAATGAAAGTGATAGAGACTGAAGATGTTGCCCCAGAATGTTTTGTAATTTTTGGTTCATGACACTTGGTCATGTTATCAGTCCACTTTTGGGTATAGGTCTTCTTGGCTTCGTGATCCTTAATCACGATTGAAAACTCGGAAGAGTAGATGTTGGTGAGTTTGGCACCATAGCCATTCCGACCACCCACAATTCGTTTCTTGTTATCGTCATAATTGGTACTTGTGAGTAGGTGTCCAAAAGTGAGTTCGGGATTCCACACCCCCTCCTTCTCATGCATCTTGACACCAATACCACCGAGAGGTCCATTATTCTCAATAGTAACAGACCCCAAGTCTTTGTCTACCTCAACTGAGATATTCGTGACGTTTTTGGGGTGCGTTGAGTTTCTATCAATGGCATTGACGAGTATTTCATCAAATATCTTGAGAAGAGCTGGTGAGTAGGAGAGATCCTTTTTCTTGAATTTATTGTCAGTCTTGTAAAGAATCCAATATGATTCTGTCCCAAGTTCCACTGGACCAACATAAGAATCCGGTCTCTTAAGGACGTGTTCAATGTGGGTAAGTTTTTGAACGCTCTCACCCATCTTTCTTTAACTTTTAGGGTACCATTTCTTTACTTAGGTTTATTCTCACCAATTTTATTTTCATACTTATACATAGAAGATGGCATATCTTTATTTGATAGCTGTGATATTTGTGCTCTACCTCATGATGAAAAATAAGACCCGTGGTATGAACAAGGCTATCGAGAAACTCGTGAGACAATCTGCGAGGTATGCTGTCGCAGCACAGCAGGATGAGTCACCAGTCATCGCTATACTTCACGCCAACTATGCGACGGGCTACTTTTACGCACTCAAGGAGTTTGCTTCTGAATCTCAAATCCACAACGCCACGGGTATAGATGTCAAAAAGTTCAAAGAGCATATCACGAATGTTCAAGATATGGTGACCCGAAAGACATCAGAAAAGTGTCCAGAGTTTGCTGGTCAAGTTGACGTATACTTGGCGCAAATTGGTGGTGAGGCTGCCTAAGTCGGCTTGAGACTCTCAAATATTCACTCAAAAGATGGAAGTTGTTCGTGATGCTATGTGGTCTACCTGCCTCGCCAATGCGGTCAAGATGTACCGTCTTCGTGAGCCAAATGAGAAGTGCTACAGGTTGGCCGACGCAACCTGGAAGTGTAAAATGGCCTATATCAAACACAACACTACAAAGAAGAATAGCTCAATTGTTGTTCTTGATGGACCACCCAAGGAACCCGCGATTGAGCAGCGGACATCTCACAAGATTTGTTGTGCGACAACGATGTCTGGAAAGCCCTGTAATTTCAAGGCTGTCTGTGGAAACTACTGTCGCAAGCATAAAGTAGCCTCAACAAGTATTGGCAACAAGGTGGATGTGAGTGACCTCCTTTCAAAATTAGACGGAATTAAAATCCAATAGTACTATAAAGATGTTTCTTGATCAGGAGACCCTTAGACCTGTAATAATAGCGATGGCTCTCTACATTGCCTTAAATATTATTGTTCCTCGTATTTTGAAAAAGCCAACGGGTATCAAGCCAATTGATGATATCGTGATGACTATGATTGCGCAGCAAGGGTCCTTAATGAATGGTGCTATTGTCATTGGCCTTGTTGTTCTCGCGACCAATTACATTCAAGAGGAACTCTTGTAAGATGTTCTCCTTCCCAACTAATTTTTTCGTATGTTCGTGATTCATATAGCGACACTTTGTAGTGTACGCATCCTCCATGAACTCCAAGAGTTGGCTCGGATTTGGTTTACCCCAAGTCATTCCCTTTTTGAAGAGGAAATCATCCCTCTCCAGCTCTTGAAGTTCACAATCAATCGTATAGGGTGTCTTGACATACTCTGGGGCGCCCCCATAGTTTGTGATAATTACGGGTTTATCACGTAGTGCCGCCTCTACAGCACCCATACCAACACCCTCTGACTTTGAGAAACTCACATAGCAATCACAGCGATCGTGGAGTTTGTCCATCTCTTCATCTGAAATGAGACCGTTGATGACCTCTACATGCGGTAGCTTGATATCAACATTTGAATTACAGGTCGCCTTCACAACGAGTCGCGCGTCAGGTTTGTTGAGACGTACAAATGCTTCTAATATTCCACGGAAATTCTTCCTATCGTCCATAATATTTCCAATGTGATAAAATGTGTATGGCTTTGTGGGTGGAGGAATGTGGGCGTGGATGATATAGAACTCATTATCCGGAAATTGTCGGGAGAGAACCCGTTTACAAAACTCACTTGGAACTGCGACTCTCTGTGTTTCATTCATAATGAGACCATAGTCTTCATGTACAGTTTCAGTTTCACAGACTGTCATAATTGCGAGATTTTTGACCCTCGTTCTCACATACTTTATATAGTCTATGTGAGGTTTTACAGGAAGTAAAAACAAGAGACCGTGTTCAGCTTCAGGGAGTTGACTCCCGATAAAGTGATACGACGCATTCTCAAATACTTGTGTGTACTTGAACGCGTGTTGACCAATTCCACTATTGAGTGGTGCCCCAATGATGATCATTTACTTATACATACTTTCAATATCCTTAATAATGTTTTTGGGTGACATA